GATAGTCATGTTATTATTAGTACTGATGGCGATTTTGCACAGTTAATTTCACCTAGTGTTCGCCAATATAACGGTATTATGAATATGACTATTACACACGAAGGTTATTTTGACGACAAGGGCAAAGAAGTAATTGATAAAAAACTAGGTGGACCTAGACCTGCTCCTAATCCGCAGTGGCAGTTGTTTGAAAAGTGTATGCGTGGCGACACTAGTGACAATGTGTTTAGCGCATATCCCGGTGTGCGTAAAAAAGGCACAAAGAACAAAGTAGGTTTGCAAGAAGCATTTGCTGATAAAAACACAAAAGGCTTCAATTGGAATAACATGATGCTTCAACGCTGGGTAGACCACGAAGGTGTAGAACATCGTGTATTAGATGATTACACACGCAATGTTACACTTTGCGACTTAACTGCACAGCCAGATGATATTAGAGAACAGATTGATACAACTATACAAACTGTAGAATCGAAAAACATTTCACAAGTAGGTATGCGTCTTATGAAATTCTGTGCAAAATGGGATATGCAACGTGTAGCAGATCAAGCAGCAACATTTGCAGAACCTTTACAAGCGAGGTATATTAAATGACAATGAATGTAAAACCAGTATTACAAGATAAATTTTGGATTGTTGAAGATGAAGGCATCCGTGTCGGCACACTTACTAAAGACGAAGATAAATTCATATATACAAAAAAAGGTGTAGTAACATTTCATAGTGAAACACAAATTAAAAAACAATTTGGCAAAAGTTTCTTAACAGCAAAAATTACGACTCCTGACGTAGATGAAGACATAAGAGAAATACACGGCTTTCCTACAAAGAATCAACCTTACAATAGTATGTTTGATATAAGCAGAAACTTACCACTATTTACAAAAAGTGAAAAGTCTAAGAGTGTATATTGTGCAGGATATTATTTGATTAAATTTAACAAAAATTGGTTAAAGAGTTTTTGTCCAAAATTAATTACACTTGAACGCAACAAATATAAAGGGCCGTATAAAACTGAATTAGAAATGAAATTAATGTTAAGCAATGTCAACAGAACCTCTTAATACACAACCTATACAGCAATTTATAAAACAAGTACAGGCTGCTGAAAACAGTAGAGCCAAGGACTTACGTTTAGACATTGCAACCGCAAAAAACTTGGCTTTTACAATGGGCATTGTAATGGCTAGATTACAAGGCGATTTAGAAAAATTTGTTAAAGAAAACAGCGGCGGACTTGGAGATCAAGTCATAAAAATTGACTTAGATACTGGAGATTCTTGGTAAAAATAGATAAATATATACGTAGTTTTTAAAAGGATACGTATATGTCAAGACCAAAGCCGACAGTACTGTTAGATTATACAAATAGTGCAACATATAAATGTGAACAAATTTTAGATGCTGATGCTATCTGGGCAGTATTCTACGACGGTAAACCTTTTAATTTAAAAAGCAGTAATTCAATTACAAACTATCCAGGTCCTAAGTATAAGAAAACTTCTTTTTCTAATCCAGGACATGCACACAATCTTGCAAAAAGATTAAATCAGCAATTCAAAACAGACAAATTTGTAGTAATAAAGTTAACACAAGGTGAAGTTGTATCTGAATGATAATGTAGATATTTTATCTACAACACCAAAAGGTGGATATACCTTAGAAAAGGGCCCTTATGCATGGATTGATGATCTAGAAAACTATAAAGGAAAAAAGCCGTTAGTTATTAATCAAATGACAGAAGGTTTTCCTTTATTAGATAAAGATTACGAAAGAATCCACAAAAGTTTTCCAAGAAAAAGAATTTTTTATATCACTAGTAATTTACTAGAGCCTAAAAGGTATAAAAGATGGTGGAAGAATCAAAACAAATTCTCTACTAAGATACAAATAGTTGCACAGCCTGTATGGGCAGAAATTGTCAAAACAGACTTTACACCTATAGATATAAAAGAATATAATGATACTAGAGAATGTTTTTATAATTGTTTAAACAGACAACCTAGAGAATACAGACTATACTTAGTGCAAAATCTGCAAAAAAAGAATTTAATAAAAAATAACTTTGTAAGTTTTCCTTATCATTCTTTATTACCTGATAGTCCTCTTATTGTAGATAGAAATGATTTTTGTACAAACTGGGCATCAAACATGAATAAAGACATCTATTTAAATAGTTGGTTTTCGATAGTGAACGAAACGTTTTATGAAGAAGACGCTGAATATACTATGTTCCATTCAGAAAAGATATTTAAACCTATACTTGCAGGACATCCTTTTATTTTATTTGGTCAACACAAAAGTTTAAGAAGTTTAAAAAGAATGGGTTTTAAAACTTTTGGTAAATTATGGCCTGAAGACTATGATAGTATAGTTGATCCAAAAGAACGTCTACAAAAAATTATAGATACAATAGAATACATGTATAAGTTAGACTGGAAAGAAATTTGGCCTAGCGTACAAAAAATTGTAGAATATAATCAATCATTCTTATTGAAGAATACATTTTCAGATTACAATTAAATACTATATGAAATGGAAAGAAGCATATACAAAGATATTTTTAAAACAACTAGGGGAAGTAGACTCTTCTAGTAATGTAAAAATACATTTGCCTATATGGTGGAAAAATACCAGAGAAAAAGACGAAGGCGGACTACGTCTAACCGACGAAGGATGGAATGCCATACAAAGTATAGAACTTGCTAATTACGAAATACCATTTCCATTAGACATGCCTCTTACAACACAAATTATAATTTGGTTGGACCATTTTATAGATTGCCCGTATTATCTTACATCAAGAGCAGTATATGTGACAAACGAAAGAAAAGCAGTAGAACTAACTCTTTTCTCAGGCGATATAAGGAAATACGGTCTAGCAAAAGCTTTAAAAAGATCAGAAAAAATAGAAAATAATGGTTGACACTTTCTTGTTTGGTGCTATATTAGTTGTATAGGCACTGATAAAAATTGAAAGGAATACACAGATGAGTGTTGCAGAGATCACACGTACTGTAAGCCCTAACAAGGCTAAATCACGAATTCAGCGAGCAATCGCTAAAAAACGTCCAATTTTCCTGTGGGGGCCTCCGGGTATTGGAAAATCAGAAATTGTTGAACAGATTCAAACTTCAACTCCTAATTCATATCTCATTGATGTTCGTTTGTCGCTTTGGGAACCTACAGATATTAAAGGTATGCCCTACTATAGTTCGAACGACAACACAATGAAATGGGCTCCGCCTGTGGAACTGCCAAACGAAGAATTTGCTAAACAGTTTTCAGTAATTTATTTGTTCTTAGATGAGTTGAACTCAGCAGCACCTGCTGTACAAGCGGCTGCATATCAACTTATTCTTAACCGTAAGGTAGGTACATATGTACTGCCTGACAATGTAGTAATCATTGCGGCTGGTAACCGTGAAGCAGACAAAGGCGTTACGTATCGTATGCCTGCTCCACTTGCTAACCGTTTTGTACACTTGGAACTGGCTGTTGATTTTAATGACTGGTTTGAGTGGGCTGTTAGTAATAAGATACACAAAGATGTTGTAGGTTACTTGCAGTTTGCAAAAAAAGATTTGTTTGACTTTGATCCTCGTTCTCCAAGTCGCTCGTTTGCAACACCACGAACATGGACGTTTGTAAGCGAATTACTCGATGACGAGGATGATCAAGAAGTAATTACAGATCTTGTAGCAGGTTCGGTTGGCGAAGGACTTGCTGTGAAGTTTATGGCGCACCGCAAAGTTGCATCAAGTATGCCAAATCCAACTGACATCTTAGATGGTAAAGTAAAAGAGTTGAACACAAAAGAAATCAGTGCCATGTATTCCTTGACTGTTTCACTTTGTTACGAACTTCAAGATGCAGATGCAAAAAATGATAAAAAGTTTGATGCCAAGGTTAATAACTTTTTGCGTTTTGCAATGGATAACTTCGATACGGAATTGGTTGTTATGGGTATTAAACTTGCTCTTACCCAATACAGTCTTCCAATCGATCCAGACGCTGTTGAATGTTTTGATGAGTTCCACGATCGTTATGGAAAGTATATCAAAGCAGCACAACAGTAGGTGTGTCATAGGCGGGCAGGGTGTAAACTCTGCCCATTTTTCTTTTTTAATGGTTGACAAAAAACGTAAATATGTTATATTAATGTTAGGCACTGATAAAGAGGTATAATATGTCTTATCCATTTGGTAGTAAAAGTTTTAAAGTTGCAATGCAAATGTCTACAGACAAGACTGCAAGTAAACTTAAAAACTGGCAACCTGATCCGGACATAACAGAAGGCGCTCTTTCTGTTATGCGTGAAGAAGTATTAGATCGCATTATTGTTGCAAGAGTAGGATTATTGCTAAGACATCCGTTTTTTGGTAATATGGCAACACGTCTTAAAATTGTTGCTGCTGACGACTGGATTCCGACTGCGGCTGTAGATGGGCGTAACTTATATTTTAATACTCAATTCTTTAATGCAATGGATAATAAAGAAATTGAGTTTGTAATTGCACACGAAATCCTACACTGTGTATTTGATCACTTAGGTCGTAGAGATGATCGTCATCCTATGCTTTATAATATTTCAGCAGATTATATTGTTAACAATTTACTTGTTCGCGATCGTATTGGTAATAAACCCAGCATTGTTGATTGTTTTCAAGACTTTAAATACGAAGGTTGGACT